TAAACTAACATTGTTATCAAAAAGATCTAATGTGCCTGTATCTCTATTAACTTCTCCCGGACGTATAACAATTCCTTCAGGATTTGTATAATCGCCCATTCTTGTTATTTCATATTTTGAAATTGTTCCGCCGGCAAGACCCCAAGTACCCGAAATGTTTCTTATATAAACTCTTACGTTATTAAACTCTCTTTTGTAAAATAAAACTTCAGCAACGCTTGTTGTAAATGTGTTTAAAGAAAGTCCGCCAAATTCGTCAATAGGTGTTTGCTTATCTGTAATAATGTCGCCTACGCCATTATCAACTATATTTCCTGATGTATCGATTTGATATCTTGGCGTAAGCTCAAATGGATCACCGTTGAAATCAAATTCAGTAAATCTTAGATCGATAAATCCGTCCCAAATATACTTAACTTCGAACTCGGAATTTATATATTCAGCACTTTTAAGTCCTGCTGCTGCAAAATCAATAGTATTTGTTTCATTATCAACAAAGCTTACATTTATTTTTTCACCAGGAGTAATTACATCAAAGTCAAATCTAGCTCGAATAACTAATAAATTTGAAGGATAAGTGCCATCTACATTAAACGGATTACCTTGGTATGTTAAATTAAATGCCTGCGAGGCTTGATTCTTAACTCCAGTATAACTTCCTATTAAATTTATAAGGTTTCTACTATTATAATATTTGTTTTGCGGTCTTGGGTTAGATGCTAAAATTACATCTTGGAATATTATACCAGCACCTATATCGTACCATCGATCGCCGTTGCTATAATTAACAGGAGAATTTAATAAAACATAGCCGCCTAACTGATCAGAATAATTAGCAGTTTGTTCTATTGAATACGGGCCTATTAATAGTTCATCATTATTTTTAAATAAGTTTCCAGTAAGTTCAAAATCACCATTTTGTTTATTAGCATAAATTACTAAGGTTTCTTGTTGAACTTCGGTATATACAACCGTAGCAGAACCAGTAACAGTGTTTATTAAATCTCCGTTTGCTGGACGAGATACATAAGGAGATACAATTAGAACTTGGTCAATTTTTTCTTGTATTTCAAATTGACCTGTTAAGTCATCTGATGTTAAACTAGTTGATGAATTCCATGGAGGATTAATATTTAAATTACCATGTGTAGCACTACTTTCATTATAAGATAATACAAGAGTATCGCCTACACCATAATCAGCTCTAGATTTAACTCCTAGATATGTTAGCTGCGGTACTCTTACTAAAAAGTGATCAGTTCCATCGCCGTCTGCATCAAAATTTGTAAGTCCAGGATTACCAGTAACTAAAATTGTTAAAAGTGTGCTGTCAGTATCGCCTAACTCTAGTATATCATAAAAACTATTATAACTACTAAATGGCTGAGCTGCAATAGCAGGTATAATTTCTCTAGTTGCTTGCCATAAAGATTCTTTGTATTTTACAATGTCGGTTTTATTGTATGCTTTAAATTCATCAAAGTCTCCTTCAAATCTTGTAGGTATATTAGATATACTTGGAGCACTAACAAACATATAATTACCATCAGGGCTAATCTCAACAGTTCTACCGAAATCTAAATTAGAACTTTCACTAGTTATTAATTCTTCTGGTGGGTTTATTTCTTCTTCTAGTATCCAATTAAACGTATCTCTATTTCTTCTATATACAAATACGTTACCATTATTATAACCCGGAACCCCAGTAGCTAATGTTTTATTATTTTCACTAATGCTTACATTTCTACCAAAATTATGGTCTGTACTATCTTCTAAGTTAGGATTAGAAATCTGTCCTAAGAATCCAAACACTCTACTATTTTCAAGTACTGCCCACTCGTCATCATAACTATCAATCCATAGTCTTTGATTATCTGACTTAAACTGTTGTAAATATTCATTTCCTGCTGAAATATCAGAAACTCTAACATCTTTTAATAATGTTATAGGCATATTTAAAACATTAGCCGGTGCATCATGGTCGGCATCTAACTCGTCCGGTACTGGTCTATTATAGGGCATTTCAATTACAAGTTCATTCCTTGTAATTTCTACAATTTTGTAGAAAGCCGGCATAGTTCTTTTTTCGCCGTTCTCTACACCTATATAGTCACCTACGTTAAAATAGTTTTGAGGCCAACGGTTTAAAATTAAACTTACAACATGTGGTGATTGTGTTTCCGGAACTGCTCCAGTTACTTCGTATATTCCGTCTATTCTGTACGGAGTATCTGTTAGTTGTAGAACAGTCCAGTCTCTATTTTCGTCATTAACTATCCAAACATAATCAGTTACTAGTAATCTCGAACTGACTAATTTATTTAAATCACTTTTTCTAGTTAGTCTAAATTTTACTTCTTCGTCTTCAACGTATCCTGATGTTCTAATATATTCGTTTTCTATTTTTTTAGTAGGAAACGGTGTGCTATTATAATCTTCAGGCTTTTCATATATTTGATGAGGCAACTGTCTATAAATTAAATCTGTATTGCTATCAATCGGTAAAGAATTTGTTAATTCAATTGTCTGAGGTTCTTGTCTATACTGATCTTCGTCTAATACAACTTCTAGTTCAGTTAGCTTATTAGTGGCACCGTATCTGCCTACTTCTATTGCCCAGTCTTCATAAAAATCTAAACTATCTTTATCTGCACTATTAAGTGCATCAAATAATTTGTCAATTGCATTTCTAGTACCCTTGTCAGCAATCATGCCTTGATAGAATTTATATTGCGCTACATCGTCATTAATAATATTTGCAAGATATTTTCGACTTTGGTATCCTATTAAATGTTGTGCTAATTTTTGTTGCTCTATGTCAAAGTTATCGCTATCTAAATCATAGTAATCAGCAAATTGATTAATTCTATAATCAAAGTTTGTCATTAATCTATTTTCAGGAGCGTCAGTAACAATTTGCCAATCGCTACTATTAAAGTTTTGAGATCCAGGAACTTTAACTGTTGCAATATAATAAAATTCTTTATACTTTACAATCGCACCAATGTTGTAATCTTTCCACTCTTCCCAATTTACAACTTTTGCATCATCGTATATAAATCCAGGAGCATTTAAACTACCGTCCCAATCATCTGTTCTATATCCAACTACTTTAATTCTTTCTTGTCTATAGCCCGTTGATGGTTGATAAATTATATCGTTAAACGATGTTTTATTATCTAATAATACAACATGTTCTTTTTGCACAATCGGAAGACTAATATGATAAATGCCTTGATCACTTTCAACAAGTCTAAATCCAAAAGAGTTATCTTCACGTTCTGCGTGATTATATTCTACTGAAATTTGTCTGCCGTCTGCATTTAAAATTAATCCGTAATCGTAGAACGGATTTAATAAGCTATCAACAGTTGCATAATCTGTACTGAATTTTATAGAGTCTGCACTCGGACTTAAAGTAATAGCTGTGCCTGCAGCCCAATTTTGTGTTGTCCAGAATAAAAACTCTTTAGTAGCCTGTGTCCAGTTACTAACTGTGCGGTCTTCGATATTAAAGTTTTCAAATTCGAACCCTGTATTTTTTAAATATTCGCCATATCCTAAAATAAAATCTATAACTTCTTGGCTAGTTTTTAATATAGTTCCGTAATTTAATTTTTCAATAGAAGCTTTATTAAATACTTTTCGTATAATTCCTCGCTTGCCGCCTTCTATAGGAATTTCAGGAAGCTTTGCTAAGTTATCTGTATCAAATACTTCTCCGGAAGTAAATGTTGAAGTAGCTCTATAATACGAGTCTCCTACATTTACAATTGTGCCATCAAAATATCTTTTATTAGATTGCCACTCAATAAAGTTTTCACTTACTCCGCCTACTGTAACTACAGGATCTTGAGATCTTTCTATAACCGAATAGTAATTAAAATACGGTCTTTCAAAATTATATCCACGTACAATAAATCCAGCAGCAGATTTTTCAACAACTATACCACTATAACTAATTTTATCTAAAGGTGCGCTAGTGTTTAGAAAAACTTTGTAATTTTCTTCTGGTACAAAAACATTACCTTCATTATAGGGTGTTCTACTATCTAATAATAATTTAAATTTTGATTTTTCAGTAAATCCGCCTAATTTAAATCCTAGTTGATTTTTTATTAATTTAACTTCTTCTATATAATCGTCATATACTTTAGTTACATAACCGCTTATATAATTATAAACAAAATTTATTAATCCGCTTGTGAGTACTCTTTTATCTGCTTCAGCTGTATTAGGGAAAACTAAATCTTTAAGTTCTAATTGTTTTCCAGTTTCGGTATAGATTAGCTGTCCTGCTTTATTCCTTGCAATTCTACTAATATCAAATGCTTTTGCAAAAACATTACTTGGCTGATTTAACATATAGCTTAATAACAATGCAAACGGATATTCTGAACTAGACCTCCATGCTGATTCTACCGGTGCCATATCTCCAAAAGCAAAACGCTGTCTTGTTAAACTTGCAATATACCCTTTTGCAAATTTTGACTCTAATGGACTTAATAAGTTTCCTCGAATATCAACAGGTATATGACTTGTTAAACCTGGTCTTGCATATTTAGGTAATCTCTTAATAGATTTATTAGGCTCTCTAACAATTCCTTCTTCTAAATCTTCCCATAGTATTAAATTATTAACTGTATATGGCGCTGGGCCATATACTTCATTCCACCATCTAGGCTTAATTGTAATGCCAAGCATTTCCCAAGGATGTGTATGTGGGCGATCTGTATCATATGCTTGTTTGTATATAGCTCTCCAATATCCCGGAAGTCTATCTTCATTAGGAGACACCATGTTAGAATAGTTAAATGTAAATTTATCGCTTCTCTCATAAAAACTGTTATCTGAATAATCAGCTTCAATAAGTTGTTGCCACTGAGTAAAATCTGTTAATACACTTGTATCTATGTCTGTTTTATCAAATGTAGTATCTCTAAAAAATCCACCTACATAATCATTAATGTCAAAAAGTTCTGCATTATACTGTTGTTTAATATTATTAAAAATTCGTTTTTCAAATTCTAAAATAATATCATCTCTATAATCATTAAATGCGACAACTTTACTTCCGTCGTGCCCTTGTATAACTCGAGTAGGTTCTCTATAAGTGTCATCTAAATAAATTTCAGGCTCGTATGCAGGATATAATCCTAGTTTAGTCGGTGTTGGCGGAATGTAGTTACCGTCAGTACTTTCATATTCGTGTATTGTTAAAATATCACCAGTGTTGGTAGTACTAATAACTAATGCAAATCCGTCATCACTAAAAGTATAATCTTTGTTATGAAGTAATTGTTGCCCATTTAGATAAACTAATATTGATTTTTGAGATAATTCTCCTAAACTAAAAGTTTTAGATATTGCATAAAATGGATTATCTGAATCTAGTACTTCGTATTCTAATTTTATACTAGTACCGTAAGGAACCATATCTGAGAAATAGAATGGCATTTTAGAAATTTTATCTGAATTAAGTATCGATAATATTTCATCTAAATGATCTTTTGTTGTGCCGCTAAATGTCGATTCTGTTGCAGCTTCAATTAACTGTCTTTTAAACTTTGCATACTCGCCTTTAGTATATCTAATTGATTTTACAATATTAAAGTTTTGATTAATAAGATGGTAAATTGGACTATTCAAAGAGCCGCTATGTTTTATAAACTTTCTTCCATATATATCTAAGTCGCCTAAATCTCTTAGATTACTGTTACCCGGATAATCTCCTTTAAAAGCATTAATTTCAGGGACCATAGAATCAACATGATCAACAACCTCACCTAATGTAAATGTATTGATATTTTCATTAAGTGGATTTCTTTCTAAATTTATTGGAAACTCATAATAACCATTATTAGTTTTTTTAGACTTACTTGTTGTTTTAATAACTACTTTTTGATTTTCGCCCAACTCTTTATAAAATCTTATAAATGCAGATCCGTTAATTCTATCAACTTCATAATCGAATAATCTTTTTTGAAATTTATTATCTAGAAATACTACAATTTTTAAATCATTTAAATCACCTGATCTTTTATAAACATCAATTTCAAAAAAGTTTGTTAAATCTATATTACTAATATATTCTCTTACAACATATTGTTTAGTTTTAACAGGAGTACTTGACCACCCATTTACATATTTAAATACATCTCTATTTTCATATTTTCTTAAATTAGCATCATCGGTATTAATAGTTAAAACGCTATCGCCTTGTTGAATATTAAAAGAATCTGTAAGTAAGTTAAACTCAAATTCAATGTCGCCACTATTTTCAATATTTCGATAAGATAACGGAAATCCTAATTCGCTATCATTTGCGCCTTCACCTTCTTTATATGAAAATAGTTTTGTTCCTCCAAAAGTACTACTATCAAAAACATTTGTATCACCGTATGGATTTCCATTTGGGCAACATAAATCAAATAACGGGGATTGATTGTTTGTAGTTTTTGATTGGCCGATAGACCACATGTTATTTTCATAAAACCAACTAGATCCTGCATAACTACTACCTTGGGTAATTAATACTGTTTCTAAATCTAACGGATCAGTATCAGCTTCTTCAATAAGACTAATTTGTCTATCATTTCCTACTTTAATAAAATTAACTTTGTAAATTTTATTTCTTATTAATACGTCAGTATCAGCTGTAAATAAGATACGCATATCTTGAGATACATTAACACCGTCAATATTATAACCTAAGCTACCTTCAATAGTAGAAAATACATCAGTTGTAAAATTATCAATAAGATCGACATCAGTTTTTGCAAATGTTCCAAAATTATAAAGTTTTAACCCTGCTTCAAATTCTATAATAGGACGCTTTGCTCTTGCATCTTGGTCTAATGAAGGTTCTATTTCATTTACTAATGCACTTTCTTCAATTATATCTCTATGAAACCATCTATTATATCTTGCCCATGCATTCCTGTCTCTACTTGATCTATTTGATACAATATAATCTTTTGTAGTAGGATAACTAGTAGATTCTCCAAAAGGCAATCTATCAAATCCTTGGCTATCAAATGGTACTAAAATTTCATCAGCGTAAGCAGCAGGAATAATTAGATCACGTTCAGATACAAGACTAATTTTGTCTCCTACACCCTCAACATACCATTCGCCTTGTGCATATTTCTCAGGTGTAACAGTACCTTGAAAATATACTTTCATACCATTACTAAATGTAATACCATTTTCACTGATATAATCTTTTTTACCTAAGATTTCATTTTCTACATCAATTGCAGTATTTTCTTCTATATCGTAAATACGCATTTGGCCGCTAGTATTGACATCGTTTTTTGAGATATAAAATAATCTATCCGGTGCATTCATCGGGATAGTAAATTCAATTGTACCTTTTTCTAAATATAGCGTACCAACTTGTTCGCCTTCTTCTCCTAATTTACGAATACCGTCTGGATATAGCTCACTAACATTTTCGTCATCTTCAAATGCAACACTGCCTCCGCTTGGCAGTACAATAAAATCACCAACATCGTAAGACACACCTTGTTCGTCGTAAAGTGTTGCACCATATAAGCCGTCACCTCTTATGCCTTCAGTACCTGCTGTTAATACAGCACTTCCAGGAGTAAAGCTTCTACTAAGTGCAAATGCTATTGGATGACCCGGAGTATCTATTTCAAAACGATAAGTTTGTCCTCTATATAATTTTAAATTAGGATTACGGGTAAAACCATTAGGCGTAAAAATATATGCAACATTGTCATCATCTTCAACAGTACCTACAGTGTAGGTACTTTCTATTTCTAAATTTTGCCCTCTAACATTTATTGTACTTGGGCCATTTGGTAACCAATAGTATTCTCTAAAATTAACAAATTTATCCCAATCAATATTTGGGTTCCAAGGATAACTTTCTTGGCTATTTAATCTGCTATGGTCTCTAGTATCACTATCAAAAGTAGTTAATTGGTTAATATAATCATTATAATCGCCATAAAAATTTACGTTATCTAAATCATCTTTAATTACAACACCGGGCTCAAATTGATAATTTTCTCTTTCTTTAGTAAAATCACCTATGTAGTTGTCTTGAGTCGGTGCAAATGCTTTCGCTGTTTTGCGACCCATATAACCAGATAGCTTTTCAGCAACTCCGGGCTGTATTAATTGATCAAGAGTTGCTTGTAAAAAATTTACGTTTGCAGTTGTCCTAAAAAATCTTGGTAGAAGTCTTGACGACTTTCTACTATTGTTACCCGGTGTTGGCAAATTAATATCATTTTGATTATTGTTTGACATTAGTAACTATAGCCTCCGCTTGATGACCCACTAGAGCTTGGCGTGCTAGATGAGCTTGATATGTTGCTAGAACTTGATGTACTATTCGAGCTTGTAGTATTTGTATTACTACTTTGTATTCCACTATTAGTATTTGCTACTGAACTAATAACTTTGCCGCCTGTTTGTAATTTTACAGATGTTAATTCGTCAATAATTTCTATATCTGAAACTGTAGCACCACTTATAAAGATTTCATCCGGCTCTGATTTAATTTCAAATAAACTGCCAAATACTTGATCTATTTGTTTAGGTACTATAACAATACTTGCTAGATTTGGTGACATGTTTTGCATAATAAATGTACTAAGTTCTTGGAAGTAAAATGTATCTCCAAAGTCCCAATTATCAGAACTAAAAAATCTATTAATATTTTCGATAACTTCTGATTTAAGTTCGTTATTGTTTAAAACAAGCTCAGGATTTTTAGTAATTTTAAAACTTACTTGTAAATCAGGCATTGCTTTTTCTCCAAATAGCACTTTATACTTAACTGGATGATAAACAACTTCGTCACTAATTGATTTAATTTTTTCTATTTCTTGTCCATAACTTCTAAATAATAAATCACTGCTAGGCGGTAACGGTTTTGCAGCAAGATCTCCTGAAAGCCATAATCTAGTTTGTGAATCATAGTTTCTTGTAAGTGCATAAACATCGATAATATTACTTACACTCGGGTCAATTCGCTGATTACTATCTGCAACATGTACATAATAAAATTTAAAATTATCTCGACCTGTAAATGCTTTATAGTTGCTTATTGTTAAAAAACTATTTTCAACTTTATTAATTTTTTTGAATACATCTATTTCAGAAATATAAAATATTTGACCATCTAAATACTGGCTCCATGCTCCAATACTTGCTTCTTCTTGTACAGATAAAATTGTATTTTTTGAATTGCTAAAATATTTGTAAGTTTCAATACCTTCTTTACTAACTAATTTTTCTTGGAAAATTATTTTTGTTAATGAATTGGTTTCAGGATCGATTATTTCATCAAATAAATCTATATCATCTACAATACCGTCATCGTCAGAATCAAAAAAGTCTAACTGTATTTTTTTAGTATCAATGTATCCATTTTTATCTCTAAATGCATCTGTAATATACCAAGTAAAATCTCTTGTAAAGGGTTGCAAACTATCTGGTTTTGTATTAATAGATAAAATATCTAGTTTATCTTTAAGTAATTGTCCTGTTTTTGAATCATAAATTTTATCTCCGCTATCATAATAAAATTTAATTTCACTTTCGCTTTCAAAAATATATCTTAGATTACGATATGTGATTTCATAATTTTCGCCGTTTGTTTTAAAATATAATAGCCAGCTAGAATCTAAATTTTGTGCATTTATATTTCCAGCTTTACCTAAATTAAAATCATTAATAGTGTTAATATTTTCTGCAAGTATAATTTTCCAAGCGCCTTCTTCTTGATCAAATCGTAAAGCAAAGTCATTATAAGCAAATGCTTGATCAATAATTTGTGAAATTAAATCATCTTCTAAGGTATTTGAAATTGTCGGTCTTACTTCAGAAAGAATACATCCATCAGGAACATTATCATTTAAAAATATAGGTCCTAAAGATCTACTAGCATCAGTGCCATCTCTATCAACACTTATAATGCTTGTCCAAATATACGTTTTAGATCCAATATGATCTGCTTCGCCGGCCATTAGATTATTATTGGCCATAAAATGGAAACCTTCAGGAGCATTAAATTTTATCATTGTTCCTTTTTTCAAAAATCTCAAATTGTTTGCTGTATAAACACCCACTTGATATTTTGAATTATCGGTATCTGTAAAATATCCTGTATTTTCGTTTGTGCCGCTAGTTTGTTGATTCCATGTTGCGTTTAAATCAAGAGCACTTATTTTTGGATAGTTTTTATAGTAGAAGTTTTTAATATTTTGATTTCGAATTATAGGCAATATAGTATTATAAACTGCGCCTTCAATATCAGTCTGTGTTGTAAAATTAAATTTAGATTTATCTAAAAATTCTTCTCTATATAGTAATCCATCGTTAGCATAAAGATTTGTGTTACTATATTTTCCAGTAACATCTTTTAAATCAAAATATCTACTTATACCACTTGATATTCTATTAACTGATTTAACTTTTAAAATATCTTGGCTTACTCCTAGCGGGCCAATATTATAATCTTCAGCTGTTATCATTCTATTCTGTGTATAATAAGTAGCAGGAGCATTTTGTTTAATACTTGCATTAGATTCTGCAGGAGTACTATTACCTACAGACGATTTTAAACTAAATGTCAATGTAAGTTTTTCGCTTGTTCCGCTTCTACTTACATATGGAATAGTTATATTAATATTATTCATACCTTGCGGTGTAATATTTAAAAATCTATTTGCACTTGTTCTATAATATACTCTATAGTTTCCGCTAGGTGTATTGCCAAACACGCCATCAGCAAATACTAAATTAATTCTGTCTTCTATTCTAGAACTTACTGCATATACATTTCTAACATTTTTTAATAAACTGTTGTATATTACATTGTTTCCTTCAACAGCATCAACTTTAGTCCATAATTCGTTTTCAAAACCATTTAAATCTAGACCGTATAACCAAACATCACTGTTGTTAATATTTGTTGCGTCTATGCCTACTATTTGATTAGGTGTAGGACTATCAACTTTAAACTCGCCTCTTTCAAGTTTTCCTTGACGGAAATGCATAAAAAATCCTGTGTTAGAACTTCCTGCACCCTGACCGTCATCTCTATATACAAAACTAGGATTATTTGCAGGTAACGGTGGTTCTTCAACTATTGATCCGCCGTTAATTGCTGTCGAAACAATCTCAAATTTTGTACTTTCTCCTTGTACATTTTTAGAAAATGTATAAACAGGAAGTCCTGTATTCAAAGAATTAATTTTATATTGTTCAGTAGGCACGCCGTCGATGTCTGCACTTCGAATAGGTTGTCCAATAGGGTTACTTACTGGCAATGTATTGTTTAATATTTTTATAAACTGCTCAAACCATTGTGCATTACTAGGATCATTCCAACTTATAGTTGTTCCACTTAAATTTAGACCCGAGCTATCTAAAATACTTTCTGTTGTTTTAACTGATTCTAACTTTAATAAACCGTTTGCTGCTTGATTACGTTTTGGGTTATAACTAACTAATCTCGCAAGTTTTAAAATACTTTCTCTGCGTTCTGCTGTTTCTAAAAAGTTTTCTCTAGAATTAAGATCAACACGGAAAGATAAATTTTGTCCTAAAAATGCTATTAGGTCAATAAGAGCAATGTACTCTGATGTTTCAATATAATCGTTAAAATCTTCTGGATAGTTTTCTTTAAGATACTGAATCATAGTTCTACGTAGGTTTTCAAAATCGTAACTTTGAAAATCTGCGTTTCTAAAACTTTGATAAATTCTTTTCCAATCTTGATTAATTAGAAGTCTATTCTGTCTATCAGATACTGACATTTACCTATCCTTACATTTAATGTATTTATGTGATTAAATTATATGCGTGTTTAATCTGTTAGGCCTGCTGCCTGGTCAAATTTGAACTGCATAGTTTGCTGTAAATTGTAAGGTATAACAATAATATCGGCTTCTACTTGTATTCCGCTTTCATAACTATCAACAAGTATTCTCGATACATTTACTCTAGGATCATAGTTTATAATTGTAGTTACATCATCAAGTATAGCTTCTCGCAACTCTTCTGTAAATGGTTCAAATAATACATCCCAAATTATAGTCCCAAAAGTTGGATCGCTTAATTTTTCACCTTTTCTAATATGAAAATGATTTACGATGTCTTGTTTTACAATTTCAAAATTATAAAGATTGTAACTATCTCTTGTTATATCTGTCGTAGAAAATCCTCTATAAGCAACCTTATTTTTGCTTAAATCTTCTGTTTTTGCAGGTGCAACAGAAACTCTCTTATATAGATTTTTTTCTAAATTACTCATAACAATATTTATCTTTCAGCTTGTATGCCACTTCTAAACCAAGCACTTTCGTCTCTTCGTCTTTCAATTAAACCTTGCAACGGACTACCGCCAGCATTTACATAAAGAAGCATTTTTTCTGCAATAGTATTATTATCTCTAGTACCGTTATCAGTTACTTCGCTTAATTTTCCTGTACCTAGATTATATGTGAAGCTAGTTAAACTATCAATTTGAGGACCTGTCCAGTTATATCCGTTATCTTGTCCGTAACGTATAACTTCTTGTCTAAATCGTGCAACTTCGTCCCCAAGGCGGCGTTCTGCTTCTTGTTCAGTTATAACTTCATTTGCATTTAATGCACGAGTTCCATAGCCGATACTGTATTGTGCATAATCCCAAAATGCTCTTGAAGCAAACCCTTCTTTAGCTTTGAGAAAGTCAATTAAGTCGCCGGGCACTTGTCCAGTAAAGGTAGTTCCACCTCTTTGATCTGGTCCTCTTGGATCTGTTGCATCAGGACCTAAAGGATCTACGGTTGAGTTAGAAATTCCTGTTGTCGGTGCTGAGCCTGCTGTTACAGGAGAGCCTTCGCCTGCTATTCTATTTCTTTGCTGTGAATTAAATGCTCTAGTATCTCCGCCTTTTAAGAAGGTATCTGGTGTTAATGGCCTAAATTGAGTTTCAACTAACGAGCCTGGTTTTTCTCTGTCAGTTTCGGGAGGCTTAACTGCTAAAGGATTCATATTTTCATGGTGCGGCCATGGCTCGTGCTGCGGCGCTCTACATAATATACTGTCATATCCTTCTAAATTATTACTACCAGGAGGAACATAACTTAATCCAACAGTAGATAAAACTGTAACCGGAACAGCGTCATCAGGAGTTGTTGCAGATTGAGCTAAATTACTGTTAAGATGGATATCTGGTCCGCCGCCGCCGCCGGCATCAATTGCAACAATACCTGATGCTAAATCATTGATATTACCATCACTTTTACGATACCAGCTAAACCCACTTGTTTCGTGTGTCATAGCATCTGAACGTTGATATCTAGTCTTATTGGTGTGAAAATGATAATCATCTTTCACAAGAACTTTCATTTTATTTTCAACAACTGTATCTGAAAACTCATGCACAGTTAGTTTATAATTCTTACCTACATCAATATTTGTGTTAAACACACTTTCTAATTGAATTCTACCAGATTCATTGCCATTGATGTCTTGTTGTTGGACACCGCTATATCTTGCTGTAGCTTTCATATTAATATTTCGGCCTGCTTCCATATTAATGTCACGCTCTGCTGTGATATTTAAATCAGCGCCGGTCATTAAACTTATACTATCATCAGCATGTATATCTATTTTACCATCACTTGTTAATTCAATCCAAGCAGTACCTCTACTGTTTGCAATATAAATTAAATCTTCTGAATTGTGTAAAAGAATTTGATGTCCGGTTCTTGTTCTTAATCTAACTAATTCATTATGCGGAATAGTTTGATCACCTTGAACATCATTTGCTTCAACATTTGCATATTCAGGTGGTCCGTTTTCTGCATGTACTCTGCGTATAAACTTATCATCACCGTCATCAAATACTAAACTACTTCCTCCCAATCTATTATAAAATTGTTCAGCTTTAGATTTTTGGTTTCCGTATGCATATTTCGGAGCGCCTGGACGCTTGTCTAACGGTCCAGGACTGCTAAATCCAAAAACCATACTCGGGATATCTCGTCTAGCACTACTTGTTGTTGTGCCTCGAATTTCATCTTTGAAAAGACCTTGATTTTCTAAAACTTGTGTAAAATCTTTATTGTAAGGTTTTTTAAATTTTGTAGGATCTTTACCTTCGCCTGTTTCAACTCGTTTATTATACTCGCCGACTGGTAATTTTAAATTACGTAATACACTAGGTGTAGCTTCAGTAGTAGTCTTTGTACTTGCTCTACCGTCCGGAATCATAAAGTTCATAAACTGATCTTGCACACACCCAATCCAATAACCGTGTGCAGCATTATCTTCTAAAAATAACACAATAACTTTTGTTCCGACATCAGGAGGAACCATCCAAAATCCGTAGCTTTTTTGTGTAAAATCATATCCGTCATTTTGTTGTTGATCACGTTGCGGAGTTACTCCATAAAATGGACTCAAATATCTTACTGTATAAGTTTGGCCAGTTCTTTCTGGATTATTACCTGTAGTTGTATATTTTAGTAATTCTACTTCCAGTGTTCCCATGTAAGTTGTATCTAAGTGATTTACCACAATGGCTTCGTACGGGCCACCTGCTCCGTAACTGCTATTATCAGATGTAGTTCTTGTTAATTGTGCCATTTATTTTATGTATCCCTGCTCAACTGCATAGGCACGTTCGCCTGGCGTTAATCTTGCTTTGGCAGGTCCGGGTTCTAAATCCGTATTAAAACTTCTTAATTGTTCTACACTATCTATATCAGATTGTGTATAGTTTTCGCCTGCTGAACTTGTAAATCTGCCTTCTTCGGTATTAGTTTGACCGTATGTTGTTGGTGTAGTATTGTTTGGTGTATTAGTAAAGGAAGCAGGTGCTGTTGCTCGGACACCTTTTATATTACGTGTTCCGCCGCCTAGACCGGGACCCGAGCCGCCGCCTGTGCCAACTGGGCCATCGCCTGCTGTACTAAACACTTTTCTTCCAGTAAGAAAATCGTATCTATCTTCTAAAGTTTGAATTGGAACATATGGCCTTGTACTACTTACTTGTGCTAATCGTTGCTGTGCTGCATCAGGTGCTTGCGGTGCTGTAGCTTCTACTGCGCCTGAAGAAGTATTTGTAATTCCGCCTGCATCTGGTCCTCTAGGAACTACAAATGTTCTGCCTCCTATGTTTCTAAGTGCCTCAGATGCTGTATCATAATTACCTTGAAATATTCTTGCTCCTTCAGCTAAGCCTGCATTTGCTAATGCTCTAGGATCTAATAAATCTGGAGATCCGCCTATCGAAGATATTGCATTTACTAGAGAAGTAGTTGAAAAATCGGTATTAGCAAAGTCACTAATAACACCGCCATTTATTCGTACTGCATTACTATCGCCAATAACTGTTGCATCAGCAAACTGTCGTCTAATATTTGCTGCACTTGTAGGAGTTAATCTAGTAGGATCAGCTGGATTATAAGCTCCATTAATTATTGCTGCTCCAGCTGTTTGTGCAGCTGAGGAAATCTCATTAAATCGAGAAGCACTAACTTCAACGTTAGGAGGAACAACTGCAAATTCTGTAAATCCTTGTGTTCTTAAATTTTCTATTGTTGAAGAAAGATTAGCTGCACTATTTGTGCCTGCTGCGTCTTCACTTCCTATTGCTATTACTGCTCTCATAAATTTTATCTCATTATGTCTCTAAGCCATTGCGGAGCACCTGCCGAGCGTGCATCCGGAGTGCCCCAAGACCTAACACCGTAGTTAGATTCACCTGGAAAAATACTGTTATCGTCAGCTATATCGACATGAAATCGATTATCACTCATATAGCCGTTGCCTGCGCCAAATCCTGTTGCGCCGGCTGCTTTTGCGGCACGAGCAAAAGTTTGTACTATTGCTAAATCTTCAGGGTCATTTACACTTAATCGATTAGTTCCATCGTATAAATCAACGTCTGCTGCAAATCCTGCATCATGTCTTTTAGAGCCAGTTCGGTTATTTCCTCGGCCTCTAATATCTTGGCCACCGCTCCATATTACAACTCTTACTCCTGCTTCTTCTGCTGCACTTTGTAAAATATTAAGTAATTGCGGTTGTATTGCTTGATTTCTTGTTCTAGCAGGAAAGGCAGGATTGTATGATATTGACGGAGGTGTAGTACCAATCGGAGGGCCAGTTGCTTCTACACTAGGAGCAGTACCAACTGCGTTAGCACCAGAATTAGGTGCGCCTGGTTGTGCAGCTTGGTCGTTACTAAGACGGTCAGCATCTCGGCCACCTACAAGACCTCCAGGTCCTTTATGCTCATTAAGGGCGCCTTCTGAAAGATCTGCATTAGGATCTTCTATAACCGGTTGTGTATCTCCTGTGCCTTCGTCACTTTGACCTCTTCTTCGCATTACTTTTAATGTCTGAGTAAATACGCCATCTTTGAATTTATTAAGGATACTAATTACTTCATATAATCCACTAAATTGACGCTGTAATCTACTAAAAGTCATAAGTCCTGTACTAGCATCGTAATCGTACGGCAATCGAAAATTAACTAAAATAAAAGTTTCTTGATTAAGTGTTTCAATTGTACCTCCGGTTGTAACTCCTGGCGCACCTGCTACTGCTTGATCAGTAAAATTCCCCATACCGCTATCTGGTATAAAATACGGATCTCCCCAAATTTCTATATCAGCATTAATTAAATCACTAACTGATTCTGTTAGTGCTTTGTTAAAAATATTTGCAACGCCTATTTTATGTGAATCTATTTGTCCTATACGAGTACCGCCTGATTGAATTGCAGAATTTATACTATCTATTTGACGAGGTGACACTTCATTAGGATCTGCAGAATTACCTGCAGTTGTTCCAGCAGAAGCACGATTGGTATTAGGTTCGGCTCCACCGTCGATTGCTTCAGTTGTTGCGCCGCTTCTTCTTCCATTTGATAGCTGATGCAAATCAGCCGACATAGCTTCAAAAAATGCCATTTTATATTCTATATTAAAATCTAACACATCTTCATTAAGACCA